TCTGATTCATTTTCAGATGCAAGGACTATTCCATTTTCCTTATCATAAAATACATTTTCTAAAACTGTTTCATCAGCCTTAATTACATCTACGCCATCTACCTTTTCAACAGATACGATGTTTGCAAATTGATTTGCTGGGGAATCTACAAGACTCAACTCAACTAAATCATACTGCTTAATAACACGGATTGACTTGTCTAACTTCTCGTCATAAGCATCGTCCCACTTGTTCATTCTTCCGCCAATAGAAAAACCAGCAAGTGTTCCGTCTAGAACTTTTTCCCAAGTATCTTGTGCACCTTTTGAAACATATGCAGATACGAATACTCCGTTATAAAACTTCTTTGATTCTGGATCGAAATACTTTTCTGCTTTAAAGTCTACCATCTTGCCTACTGCTAATGGCTGGTGCATTTCTCTAATGTTCCCACGGAATTTTGCAAATGCATCCATTGATGCTTCTGCTGTTACAATGTCATCTTGCTTGTCAATATTGTCAAGTGATGCAAACCCAGAAACGATTCGACGCTCCTTGTCCACCTTAGTAAGTGGCATAGATAAGCGGAGGCTGTCTCCATCTGTATTCCAATTGGCTTTAGAGATAATCATGGTTATTATATTATATACCCTTTTTTGCTAAAGTATCACTATTTGGACATTTCGGGCACATCATCAACTTTACGACCTTCGCCTTTTGGATTTCTTCCACTTACTGTGGCTGGTCCGTCAGACTGGTTGTTTGTTCTTTCAGTGTCCCTTGCTCTGTCCGCATTATCATTTGCTGCTTGCTCTGTCTTTGGATCGAAAGGCTCGTTACCGCCCTCAATCTGTGGAAGACCAAGAAGTTCTCGACCTTCATTTGGAAGCATAACCTGTGTCTTAACAAGTCTTTCGATAATCTGTGATTGAGCAATTTCATCTGTAAGGGTAAGTTCGTTGAACTTAAACTCCAGGATATCTGTTTTTTCTTTTACAATTTTATTAATCATCTTCTCAAGGTTTCTCTGTGCTGGTCTTGCAACCTGCTCTTTAAAGGTGCGGTCCTGTGAGAGCGCAGCAGCAATGGCTGAGGAGTCAGAGCCACCAATCTTAGAAAGAGGAACTTGATGAGCAACAAGAATGTCATCTCTGTTCTGTTTTCTATATTCCTTAAATGATGCTTCTTGGATTCCGTTCTCTACAGGATCCATCTTAAACTCTACCTTGTTAGTGTCAGAGTCTCCTGGTAGTGGGATATAAAGAGTTCTATGATTTTGTCCCTTAAGCCCTGTCTGTAAAAATCTAAACATCTTATCTTCTGCTTCTGCAGATAACTTTGCACCCTTTAGGGTTACAACGTATCTTGGGGTTGCCTTATTCTGGAAGTAGTCAATGTTGTATTGTGATGCAAGTTGGTCTCCGTGAAGAGATCCAATGGCAGACATAATATCTGGAACTCCATAAAAAGTATTTAAGGGTGAGTATTCTTTAAAATGAATAATCTCATTTGGTCTTGGATCTGTTCCTAGTGGGTTTGCGTTTGTTGCTCCAAAGTTACGGAAGTAAACAACCTTGTTTGCAATAACCTGGACAAAGCCATCTCTAAGCCTACGAACACGCATTGTAGTAGATGGAATATGACCAACATATCCAATCTCTCCACGAGTAGTTCTACCAATTTCCAAATATGCATTTCCAGTTGACTGCAAGTCAGTAAAGACCTTTTCCATTGTTGTTGTAAAAGAGTCTTCATCATTTAACGATTCAAGCCAGTCAGTCATTTCAATCTTTGCTCGCTCAATTCTTTTTCTTGCATTCTCAGAAGTCTTTGGTTCTGATGCTTCTAACTTAAGCATAGTTCTTTTTGAAATCTTAAACTCATAGCCAAGACCAACAATATTTTCTACTTTTGCATCAATGGCAGCGTGGTTAGCAAAAGATGTATCATAGAAACTTGCAAGTTCATATAAATTCCATGGAGGAGTGATTACATCAAATAGTCCATAAGCATTTCTAAATACTGTTCCTGAGTTAATTTCTTTTGATCTTGCTCCGTTGATACCAACACTTTCTGCTCTTGAACTATCTATGTATGCCTGGGTTGCCTCTCCTTTAATTATTCGAGAAGTTCTTCTTTTAAAGTTTGCGTCAAGCCCGTGAAGATCTTTGATAACGTCCCATGACTGATTAAAAGGATCTTGCTTTGTAAATGTATCGTCCTCTGGAAGAGGGACATCTGTCTTTGCTCTAATAAAAAATTCTTTGTCTTCACTCATTAGTCATCACTTCCATATTTTGCAATAGTATCTTTGGCTGCTTGCACAGCGCCAAGGTCGTTCATAGAAGGAATAAGTCCTTCTGCTAATCTTTGCTTTTGTTCAGAGTACTCTTCTTCTGAGATTCTTGTTAATCCTGGTACGAAGATGCATTCGCCATCTCCTTCATCCCCGTAATATTTTGCTGCTTCTTTTAGTTTAGAAATCTGAAGAATGTCGCCCTTCATTGATTCAATGTTTAAAACAGAACCAGTGCCGTCTGTAAACCACTTGCCGTTGGCCTTTTTATAAACATATAGACCCCAATCATAATGCTTTTCAATAATTCTTGCACGGGACTCACCCACTTGCCCCTTCATTTTTGGCAAGGCTTTCTTCTTTTTGCGTGGATCTTGAGTATTCATATACTAAAGTATACCATATTAGATGGCAGTAGTGGTTATTAGTTTCGAGTTAATACCAGAATATATACGATACTCGTGCTCAGTGCTTGATCTAGCATTGTCAATTACTAGGGATGCCTGACTATCAATAATAATCTTATTAGTTCCTGTATAACTCTTATAGATTGTTGATGGATCAATGCCATAATAGTTTGTTTTGGAAAGCGTTAGGACCCCATCCCAAAGGCCCCCTCCATCAGTCCAGTATCCCCACTCAATGTTTTCTGGAAGAATGTATTTAACTCCAAACCATCTTCTAAACTCTTCTTCTTCGCCTTCTTGCAAGTTGCTAGATTCATAATAAGATATTGTGTTAAACATCAGGGGTCCGTTAAGATTAATTAATCCAACCCTGTTTTTAAAGTCTAATACCTTTGGAAAGGATATTCCTACGAATGCCCATTCTTTAACTGTCAAAACTGGATCTTTTACGACTTTTCCATTAAGGTAAAACTTAATTCCATTTTCTAGTCTTCCAGTATTTGCATCTACTGCATAGATTTTTGCCCTGTGTCCTTGAGGATGGATTGCAGATAGATAAAACTTTATGTGCCTATCCCTTGCTTTAATTTCAAAAACTTCTATAGATCCGTATGGGAACGCATCTTTATCATATCGAACCGCCATCTGTAAAGCCATAACTTTAAAGTTGTCTGATTTTTCTTTGTTAACTGAAATAGAAAGCCCTCTATTGATTGTTGGGTCCATAGTGCCTTTTATTTCTATACCAGAATATCTTGTCAAGTAAAGGTATGGGGAGGTGCCCTTATAAATTGTAAAAGGGTTCTCAGTCTTATAGTCGTAGTAGAATCCAGATTTTTTGTATGGGAATAAAGAATGTCCAAATCTTGTGCCAATAGGGTTTGGTGAAGTATTGTTAAACGCCTGAGAAGAATATTCTAGAGTTCTAATTGCAACATTATTTTTTAATATTCCTTTAACATTAAAGTCAAGGTGGGTAACAATTGCAAGGTCCAGATTGCTAACATCTTTTGGAGTGTAGATTACCATATTATCTACAACCTCATACTTGGTGTTTCTCCAACTTTCTCCAGGAACAACAAAAGAGTCGTTTGAAGGTTTCTCTGTATTTATAAAGTTCTCTAATGATAGGTTTGCTCCATTTTTAATATATTGAAATGTTATGTAAGATTTTACAAGAGAGTTTGATGTGTCGTATTTATAATTTCTATATACCCTATCTCTTAAGTCTGTGTAGTCTAGGTAGCCAGTAAATAGTTGATTATCTAAAGAAGTATAGTCTCTTTGAATTGGAATATTATAAACATCAGACAGTTCTCTATATGTCCAAGAACCAAACTGCTCTTCTTCTACAAACACAGATGGTGCTGGATAATTTATATTAAACTGAATAAAGTCTAAATCATAATACGGCTTGCTCTTGTTATCTGTTATAAATTTTGCAAAGTATGTCAGGGGAAGGTAATCTTCCCAGTATCCCTGAACATCTATGTCTAAAGAATAAGATCCAAAACTTACCAAAGGGGACAGAGTGTAACTTGCCGTGTGTGCCTGTAGGGTGTTTGCTGTTGCTAAACTTGGAAGTCCTGGGTCAATTACTGAGTCCCACTCTGATGGACTGTTTCCAAAATATTCATCAGTTGAGTTATAGTCAACGTCTGGTGTGTTTAAATACTCTTCAAAGACATCATCACTTTGTCTTACAATTCCTTTTTCACTAAAGAATGCTGCAATGGCTTTGTGATTTCTAGAAGTACAGAATCCAGTCTTATATATTTTCCCAGAAAATGTTTCTTCTGGGTTTGAACTGCCTGCAATATAAAAATTAAGACTGCTAGAATTACCAAAGAAGGATGCAACGCTTCCTCCAAAATAGTGAGATATTGTATCTATGTCTACGCCTATAGAAAACATTTCATTTAGGTCTAATTGAGACAAGGTTAATAGGGTTTGCTCTGTACCATTATAACTTAAAGTATAAACTACGGTAGGTCCAGTACAAGATATTTCAAAGTAGTTTGGTGATGTTTTTGATTCGGCCCTGAACAATACCTGCTTTGTTGTTGAAAAAGATGTAATCTTAAATGATCCATAAAAAGATTTTACCTTTTCCTTTAAAAAATTTAGACTGTCAAAGTATAGATACGAACCAACTGGTGCAAGAGAAAATGATATATCTTCTTCATTTTCCAAAGAAAAACGTGAAGAGTCTAAGCCTTCTACGACAAGTCCCCCTAGGACAATTTCTGGCAACTTATAGTCTGGAGTAGACAAAAGATTTCTATCTGTTTTTAAATTATCTACAGTTGCTTGTGACCAATTACCTATGCTAGGGTAAGAATAGTTATTTGCATACTTTGCAAATGGATAGTCAACATATATAGAAGAACCACTGTAGGCTTGGTTAATCCCTTCTGGAAACTCTACCCCTTGGCCGTAAACAAATCTTTTTTTAGCCAAGACAATCGGAACTTTGTATGTGTATAAGGCAACGCAGTCAACTTCAATTGGAGACACATCCTCATAAGCATAAAACCCAATCCAGTCTTGGTTTCTTTTATCTGAATCCAAACTAACTGGGAAAGACAACTCCCTAGTTAAATATCTTAATGAAATAACTTCTTCTCCATTTATAAGCAAAGAAGCATTGTCTTCTCCAACCCTTATATGAGAAAGCATTGGCCTTGTCCATTCACCAACATAGTATGATCCATAGTTTGTTCCAACCTTTAAAATCAAGTACGGCCCTTCTACATAAAGACCATCGTCAGATCCTAGTGGTCCTATGATTCGCTTTTTTGTTATTGAATCTGAATTGATTCTTAGCCATGCCTCTAAGGTATACTCTTTGTATTGTCCATCAGCACCCAGAAATCCTTGCCCTGGAATAACTAGAGATGGCTTTGGGGCTGGATCAACAACATTAATTTGCCCAGTCATTGATTCATGGTTCTTGCAAACATAGTAGAGAGTGCTTGGAGAGTTTTCTGGAACAACCCAAGTGATATCTCCAACGGCTGCTCCTGGATTATTTACTCCAGTTTTATATTCATTGGAAGAGTTATATCCTCCAGATGTTGACTGTATAGCAAATGGGTGCCCAGGAGTATTCATATTAAATGTGTAGGTTGATCCACGGGTTACTGTAATTGTTGGATTTGAAGTCCCAGCAAAAACATAAGAGCCAGGAATACTATTAATTTTATATGTCATTCCATAAGAGTTTGAATTTGGCAAAAGTTTTGTAAGTCCAGAGGCACCGTATACCAAGGGGATTCCAGTATTTTTTGCCATAAGACTTTCGTTTGATATTAGGTAATACCCTTTTTTATCTTGTCGCCCGTAGGCATTCGCTTCAATACCGTAAGTAGGTTCTATAGATATATTGTTTGGAATAAAATCTCCAATAACTCCAAGAGAAGAAGAGTTAAATTCTTCTGACCATTGTCCCACTGAAATCCCATTAACCAAAAACTTATAATCGTTTATGTTATTGCCTTGTCCAATATAGTTAATTTTTATAACAATTCTAAAGGTTGTATTTTCTTCTGGTATATCGAACGTTTCTGAAATAAACACCCATCTATCTTGTACAGATGAGACATAAGTTTTTAGTCTTTGGATTGTGCTTGAACTAGCCGTGTCGTAGTACTCATATCCTATCTCAAAACTATAAACATAAACACTTAAAGACTTAAGAAATGCCCCTATTGAAAAGGTTGACATTTCTTTGTTTAATGAAGTAAAATTGGCTATGTCTTTGCTTATACAGACTATCTGCCCAAAATCATTTTCTGTTAGATCTCCAGTTATTGTTGTTTCTGGAGTTTCTGGAAATGGAGAAGAACCGTCAGGATCAGATAAAACTGCAGAGCCACCCTCTATCTCTTTCCAATAATCTGCATCCGATATATCTCTTTGAGCATCTGTAATTAAACTGATATAGTCTGACTTATCATCCAGAGCCCAAAAAGCCATTGGGTGTTCAGCATATATTTTCTCTGCATACAGGTTTGATGGATTAGACATTATAGGTCTATTTTACCACAGAAGACTACTTGTTTATTTTAATTTCACAATAGTCTGTTGTGCAGTATGCTTCACCTTGAGCCTCAAGATTGTCTACACCGTCATAGATAGCAGCAAAATCAATGTGCTTTAACTTGCCAATATATGACTCATATTGCTCTTCCGTAATTTGAGTATACGGCTGCTGAGGATAAACCATATTTCCCATTGGCAAGAATGAAACAGCCTTTAGTTGTCCCTCATACATATTTAGTGCTGGAACAATGTGCTTTGATTCTGTTTCCTTGTCAAATGAAAGTGTTACAGAAACACCGTTGTCAGACCAGTACTTTTGAGCAGTTGCAGCAAGTGCAATCTTTTCAAATAATGTTACATCCTTTTCAGATCTTGGATGACCTGACTTGATTGGGAAGTATACAACTGATGTGTTTGCTGATACTACGTCATCTTCAATTGTGTACCCTGCTGCTTTGAACAAGTGCATCATTGGATCTGTAGTTCCAAATCGAACTGCACGAAGGAAGAAGTTTCCTCCAGGTCCCCAGTGAACTCCAGGAGTTGCACCAGAAAGAATTGAAACTGATCCTGATGGCTTAACCGTTGTTACACGAATTGATTCACGAACACATAGCCATTCAGAGTACTGATGATCGTAGTGACGAATCTTGTTATACCCTTCGTCCATCCATTCACGGACAACTGGCAAACCTTTTTGATCTGCAAATGATGCAATACCAGTAAGTGATGTACCAATACGACGGTTGCGTTGCATGATACCGTTTGTTTGTGGCCAGTGTGTTGGAACAAGTGTTACAGTCTTTCCATAAAGGTATGCAAACTTCAGGGTACGCAGGAAGTCCTCCTTAGATTCATGACGATTCAAGTGCACTTCTACAAGTGTACATAGTTCGTATGATTCTAATGGCTGCTCCGCACATGGGTTAAATCCCATCACACGATAATCCTTA